CTTGACGGTATCACAAAAGCGCAACGTGAAACCATTATCAAGAGAGTCCTAGAAAATAAGGGCGTAAGCCCAAAGGCTGCACGAATGATTGCCAATGAACTACCAACAGATGCTAGCGAAGAATCAATCTCTGATTGGCTTGACGATAACGCTGAGGTGTTCGGGCTTCAAGTGCACCAGCAAGGACAACCTGAACAAACAATTGATCGTGCTGCCTTACGGCAACAAGACATTGTTACACAACAGGCTCTTACGCCTGACCGTGCTGAAGATGCATTGATGAGATTAAATGAAGCAGGTACTGCTGAGGAGATCATCGCGCTAATTCAGTCGGGTAATTTTTAACCCAACCGAAATCTAACCCCTCATAAGGAGGTGCAAAAATGGCTAATGCATATACAACCACAGGTTCCGCTTCTCTCGGCGGTACAGTTGGTGGTGCTGGTCTCGTTCAGAAGGCGTATGATCGTCTTATCGAGTTCGCACTCCGTGCACAACCACTCATTCGCTCAGTAGCCGATAAGACTCCTGCGCGTCAAAGCATCCCTGGTTCGTCTGTTGTTTTGCAGCGTTACGTTGACTTAACTCAACAGATCACTACTCTTACAGAGCAGACTGACCCAGATGCTGTAGCACTTGCTACACCAACATACACAACCATTACTCTTGCTGAGTATGGTAATGCGGTTCTTGTTACCCGCGCCTTGGAACTCTTCAGCCTTGCTGACGTAGACCCAGCCGTTGCTAACATCATCGCCTTCAACATGGCAGACTCAATTGATACTGTCGCACAGAACGTACTCCGCACAGGTGCTAACGTACTTTACGGTGGAGCACGTACTTCTACTGCAACACTAACATCTTCTGACACATTCACTTCAGCACTTGCTCGTAAGACAACTGCTAAGTTGCGTGCTAACAAGGCTATCCCACGTAAGGGTTCACTTTACTGGGCTGGTATCCACCCAGAAGTTTCACACGATCTTCGTGCTGAGACTGGTGTTGGTTCTTGGCGTCAACCACATGAGTATCAATCAAATGATTCCATCTGGGCTGGCGAAATTGGTACATACGAAGGTGCATTCTATGTTGAATCACCACGTCTATACAACGATTTCGCAGGTGCTGCTAAGTCAACATCTACTACAACCACTACTGCTTCAGGTAACGTAGGAACATATGTTCTTGCTGTTACTTCTACTTCAGGTATTTTGGTATCTGACGTTGTTGCTGGTACTAACGTACCAACAGGTGCACAGGTTACTTCTATCTCTGGTCTCAATGTAACAATTGATACAGCAATTGTAACTCAAGTTACATCTGGTGCATCAGTTACTTTCACACATGAGACAAAGGTATTCAATACCTACTTCGCTGGACAGCAAGCACTTGCTGAAGCCGTTGCTGAAGAGCCACATGTTGTTATCGGACCAGTTGTTGACAAGTTGATGCGTCACCGTCCACTCGGATGGTACGGCGTACTCGGTCACGCAATCTACCGTGATGAGGCACTCTACCGCGTAGAGACTTCTTCTTCAATCAACTACTAATAGTTAATTGACTCCAGGGCAAGGGCAGCAATGTCCTTGTTTTGGGGTAAGTCAACTAGAGGAGAACTATGACTAAGTACTATCTGACTCCTCCTACTGAGGAGTACGGTCCTGCAGGTGGTGGACGTTTGTTTATCCGCTATCGCTTAACACGTGGCATAAGTCTTATGAACATAAATGGTGTTTGGTCTACTACAACTTTCCCTACTGAAGATGTTATTAAAGCAGCAGACATTTTTTTTCTTGGCGGACATGAGTACGAAATTAAAAAAGGTATCTACGACAGCCTAGTAGCACAGGGATACGGAGCATACGTAAGGACAAGCGAATGAACTTACATCAAAAACAAAAACATCCTGAGTTTGTAGAAGGATGCTTTGGTTGCAAGATTGGAACTCTTGAGTTAGCAGCAGGTGATGCCGCAGGTAACATCATTGCTAGCGGGACAACTCAAAAGAAATGGGATAAAGAACTAGGTTTGTATAAGCAGGCAAGAGCACAGGGCATACAGCCAGATGGCACTTCTACCAAGCAAGTACAAAAAGCAATAGATGTAAGCAACAGGACTGGTGTCGCCTATGACGCAAGTTCTCCACTGAGAGGAATAGCCTAATGGCAATGGCAAAGAAGTCTGCAATGTCAGACAAGAAACAAGATGCAAAAGTAATGAAGGGCATGAAGCCATTTCAGAAGGCAGCCTTTAAGAAGGCTGACACTGCTATGGATAAGAAGAAGCCATCTGCTAAGGCAGACATGAAAATGGACATGGCTCTAAAGAACAAGATTATGAAAAAGAAAGGCAAGTAATTATGTGCGTTGAATGCGGTTGCACCGATGCAAATGGTAATCAAATGCGAGTAACAATCAAGGCTGGTGTACGTGTTGCTGAAGGTCAGAGCGCGGACATCATTAAAGGTTTTGACGTACCACCACCCCCATCAGATAGAAACAAGGTAATGTAAATGGCTAACGAATATATGAACTCAAATGTCGGTGCTGCTGGTCTTGTTATCCCAGCAAAGCAACGTACTAAGGCAACAGATTTCTCATCTGCTGGCTCAGACTTTTACGGCGGAGTAGGACCTGCTGTTGCTAACGTAGTACCACCACGTTCAGCACAAGGTTCAACTGCTAATGGTCCAGCCACTGTAGTTGAAGGTATCTACACACAACCTGCAGGCGCTGGTCGTAAGATTTAATTATGCCTAATCGCTTACCTACAGGAAACATTCCAACACCTGCGGTACGCAAGTCCCCAGGCGCAATGCCGTCTCCTAAGCCACAAATTAAAGTTGTGCTGCCTAATGGAAATCGCGTTGGCATAAAAGACTTAGGCAAAAACTCAGGCACACCTACACCTAAACCTATGCCAAAAGAAAAGTCTAATGCTGAATATTTTGCTGCTCAAAAGGCATACATTGCTTCGCAGAAAAAAGGCAAGTAATGACAGAACACATGGGCTTTAAGAAAGCACAGAAGTCAATTGCTAAAAAGTCAGGTGTGTCAATGAAGTCTGCTGGAGCAATCCTTGCATCATCTACACGCAAGGCAAGCCCAGCAGCAAAGAAAGCAAATCCTAATTTGAAAAAGGTTAAGGGAAAGTAAATGGCTAAATCACCAGCATGGCAGCGTAAAGAAGGTAAGAATCCAGCAGGCGGACTTAATGCAAAGGGACGTGCATCTGCTAAGGCTCAAGGCTCTAATCTAAAACCACCTGTCAAGGCTGGCGATAATCCGCGCAGAGCAAGTTATCTTGCTCGCGCTGCGGGTAACCCAGGACCTGAACGTAAACCTAATGGTGAGCCTACCCGCTTGTTGCTATCGCTTCAAGCGTGGGGGGCATCATCAAAAGCAGATGCTAAAGCAAAGGCTGCTGCAATTAGCAAACGAAACAAGGGAAAAAAATAATGGCTAACTCAAATACTGCTCGTAACAATCGGTTGAACGCACGCGTAAAACCAGGCAAGCCACAAGGTATTAAAACTACTACTGGTCAACCACGCGTTCCCGTTAGCGCAAAAGATGCAGCGGCTGTTGCTCGTTCTACTGTTGGTAAATATCCAGCAGGTAAGCCTAATACTAGAGTAGCAATTGTTTCTCGTCCAACTACTAAAATTAAACCAGGTCCTGTAGTAACTCGTCAAGGTACACCTAAGCCAGCATCACAGCGTATTGCTGAAGCAAGTGCTGCAAAGCAAGCAAGATTAAAACAAGTATTTAATGCACCAGTGCCTCAACTTAAAAAAGGTATTGGTAGTGGTGGTCGTGATCTCCCACAAAATAAAGCAGATGTAGTTGAAATTAAAGTAACACCAGGCGATGTCGGTTATGGATTAAAAAAATCTATTGATGCTCGTCAACCTGCTCCAAAAGAAACAATGACACAAAACGATGAAAGTATTCTGCGAGCAGTAGGCTTACGCGAGTGGCGGCGTGGGGAAAATCCTGGTCCTAAAGTTCAAGCAGCACAACAAGCAGAAGCAGATCGTCGCGTTGCGCAAGGATTAAAAGAAATTAAAATACGTGAAAGTAGATTAAACGCTGGTCGTGTTGCACGTGGTGGCGGTCTAGGTGGCGGCAGCCCCCTTGGTGGCGGCGGTGGCGGTCTTCACGAACAAATAAGATAAGGTGAAATGGTAATGACTACATACGGAACATTTTCTCGTACTATCTACACAACCAGTGGTTCAACAAGTGAAAACTATACAATGTATGGTCGTCCTGGTTCAACAATGACAGATGAACTTAATCGTCTTGCTAATGGTGGAGAGTATCCAACTAAAGATAATTATCTTGCTGATAGTGGCGCACTTAATAAATGGGTTTCAGTTCCTAATGGAACTGGTATGGCTGCTGCTTTATCGTATGCCTGTGGCTTTGGTTATGAGCCAAGTCAATATCGTGACCCTAAGTATTTAATTAACTACCTGCTTGAACTTATTAAAGAAGCAGGCACTGGCGAAGGCGAGTCAGTAGATTACACAAACATAGAATTACAGCCACGTAACTTGCTAGATACAGTAACAGCCCTACGATTGATTGCGAGTTAAGTATGGCAACAACGCTAATTGATATTATCAATGACGTACAACTAGACCTTAGCGGTTTTACCTACCGTCAAGATCGTGCTACTTATCTTACAACTGCTGCTACTAGCGGTGACCTAATCCTTTATGTTGCATCTACTGACAACATTGGCAAGGGTATTATTGAAATTGATGATGAGATGGTCTGGGTAGATGCCTATGATCGTCAGGCTAACACTATTACTGTCGCGCCTTTTGGTCGCGGTTATAACAGCACAACTGCAGCAGCACACTCTGTTAATACAAAAGTAACTATTACTCCTACCTACCCACGGGTAGCAATCAAACGTGCAATCAATGATACTGTTCAAGCGGTATACCCAAAGGTATTCTCAGTAGGTTCTACTACTGCATCCTTCCTTGCATCCCGTACTACATACGCAGTACCTGTTGGTGCAATTCAGATTTTATCTATGGCATGGCAATCAGTTGGACCAACTAAAGAATGGCTACCTATTCGTCAATGGCGTTGGGACCCAATTGCTTATGCATCTGCATTCCCTACAGGACGTACTGTATCTATCTACGATAACGTACTTCCTGGTCGTACTATTAACATTGTTTACGCACAACTACCTGTAGCCATGACTAACCTTACAGATGACTTTGAGTCCACAACTGGATTACCTGCATCTATGCGAGATGTAATTATCTACGGCGCTGCATGGCGCTTATCCTCATACATTGACCCAGCCCGTATTTCTATTACTGGTGCAGCAGCAGATGAGTTTGATACTAAACGTCCCTATGGAACAGGCACAAACGTAACAAAAGGCTTACAGGCTTTATATCAACAACGTCTAGAAGAAGAATCACTGAAACAAAAGATTCAGTTCCCAACCCGCGTCCACTACAGCCGATAGGTAGATAGATGACAACTCGTAAATACACATCCCGTTCGCAACAGGCAACACTAACTAGTGCTGTCACATCAGGTGGTACATTAATAAATGTTGGTACTGGTATCTCTAACCTACTTGGTGGGTTGACTATCGGCACTGGTGAAACATTTACTATTGTCATTGACCCAGATACGGCGCTTGAAGAAGTAGTAGATGTATACTCAGCGTCAGGTAACCCTGTCTCTGGTAGCAACTTAACTATTGTTCGAGCCATTGATGGCTCATCTGCACAAGATCACTCGGCTGGTGCTGTAGTTCGACACATGATTATTGGTCGTGACCTTCGTGAATCTAATACTCACATTGAAGCATCCTCATCCGTACACGGATTGACATCTACATCAGGTGTTGTGGTAGGTACTGACGCTATTCAGACTCTTACTAATAAGACTCTAGTTGCACCTATACTTACATCTACTTTAGAAAATGATGCTGGCATTACCTTTGAAGGCGCTACACCAGATGCTTATGAGACTTTGCTTACTGTAGTTGACCCTACTGCTGACCGTACAATTACCCTGCCTAATACATCAGGTACTGTTGTACTTCAGGATTCAATTGATACTCTTACAAATAAAACTATAACTACAGCAACTCTTGGTTCTAACCTTGCTGCTGGTGGTTATAAGATTACGGGTTTAGGTACTCCTACTGCCAGCACTGATGCTGTAACAAAGACTTATGCTGATGCTAACGTTGCTGCTGCTGCTACATCTGCCGCTTCAGCGGCTACTTCTGCAACTGCTGCTGCTACCAGCGCTTCAAGCGCTGCTACTTCTGCTACATCTGCTGCTGCTTCTGTATCCAGTATAGCAGCATACTCAACCGCAGCGGCTACTTCAGCCACCAGCGCGGCGGCTTCGGCTACTGCCGCGGCAACCAGCGCTACATCGGCTGCTGCCTCTGCTTCTTCTATTTTGGGTGCTGTATCTGCATCTGCCACATCTGCTGCAAGTGCCGCTACAAGCGCCACAGCAGCCGCTACAAGCGCTACCAGCGCCGCTGCTAGTGCAACTGCTGCCGCTACCTCAGCAACCTCTGCAGCCGCTTCGGTATCAGCCGTGGCTACCTCTGCTTCTTCAGCCCTAACTAGCCAAACTGCTGCTGCTACCTCTGCAACTTCGGCTGCAGCCTCAGCCACAGCCGCTGCTACCTCAGCCTCAAGTGCAGCAACATCGGCTACTTCTGCTGCTACTTCGGCTTCTAGTTCGCTAACTACCTATAACACTTACAAGACTTACTATCTAGGTTCTTTTGCTAGCGCACCTACCCTTGACAATCAAGGCGGAGCGCTTATCACAGGTGCTACCTATTGGAACTCTGGCAGTTCAACTATGTTTGCCTATTCAGGTTCTGCTTGGTCTGCTATCTCTACAGCCAACGGAGCAGTTACTACTGGAACGCTGGCACAGTTTGCAGCAACTACATCGGCTCAATTGGCTGGTGTTATTTCAGATGAAACAGGTTCTGGTCAATTAGTCTTTGCTACTTTGCCTACCTTTGGTACTTCTGGTATTAAGTTATCAGGTTCTACCTCTGGTACTACACAGATACTTTCTGCTGCTACTGCAGGTACATCTGTAATTACCCTACCTGCTGGTACAGATACTCTTATAGGTAAAGCAACTACAGATACTTTAACTAATAAGACTCTTTCTGCTGCTGTGCTTACAGGTACATTGACTGCTAATGCAACAACTGGAACCAATGGTCAATACCTACAATCAACTGCTACTGGTGTTCAATGGGCTACAGTACAGGCTGGTTCACAAGTACAACTTGATGCTGGTACTGCTGCTACTTATACCTACATTGACTTTGAAGGTTTTGGTACAGATACAGGAACTGCTGGTACAGTTAAGGTTCAACCACTTACTAACACAGGTTCTAATACTGGTAAGCGTATTTACTCAGGAAGCACAACTCCTTCATCACCCATTACTGGCGATGTGTGGATTGACACAACTGGAACAACAGACCCTGATTTACGAACTATGGACATAATGGGAGCGTACTAACATGCCAATAAAAAGATACGACGGTGCAAACTGGGTAGTAGTTGCAGGCGATGGAGCCGCTGGTGCACAAGGTTCAAGCAGTGCTACTGCAAACATTGCTCTTACTGGTACAGAAGAAGTAACAAACATTGTTGCTGCTGCTGCTCCTGCAACAATTAACATAGATGCAGTTACTTCTACCACTTGGTTTTATACATCTAGTGCTACATCAAACTTTACTATTAACTTCCGTGGTAATGGCGGTACTACTCTTAGCAGCATACTTACAACAGGCAACGCAATTAGCGTTGTATTGTTGGTAACTCAAGGTTCTACTGCTTACTATGGCACAGCCTTTACTATTGACGGAACTTCTGTTACTCCTAAATGGGCTGGCGGTTCTGCACCTGCTGCGGGTAACGCATCTGGTATAGATGCATACTCATTTACAATTGTTAAAACAGCAGCAACACCTACATACACGGTGCTTGCAGGGTTAGGAAAGTTTGCATAATGAGTCCTTTACTTGGCGGTTTACCTTTTGCTCCTTACACAATGGGCAAAGCAACTTATACTGCAACTACTGGTTCACCAACAGTTGATACATCTACTCGTGCTGGTAAAACTATTATTAAATACACTGGTTCTGGTTCTATTACTATTGGTACTGCTGGTATTTGTGAAGTTCTTGTCATTGGTGGTGGAGGCTCAGGTGGCGGTGGCGGTGGTGGCGGTGGTGCAGGTGGTTACATTTATCGCACGACGCAATACTTACCTGCAGGAACATTAACAGTAACCGTTGGCGCAGGTGCGGCTGCTGGTACTGGTGATAATAATGGTTATTTAGGAAATGCATCAGTGCTTGATAATTTGTATGCAAGCGGTGGTGGCGGTGGTGCAGGAGGAAACGGCACTATCGGGCAAACTGGTGGCAACGGTGCAAGTGGCGGAGGTGGTAGCCGCAATAATGGATCACTAAGTGGTGGCACTGGTAATTTACCACAAGGTTACGCTGGCGGAAATGGTCTAAATGCTAACGCTTCAGCAGGAGGCGGCGGCGGTTCAGGCGGTGCGGGCGTTAGCGCAGCAAGTGGAGCAGGTGGTGCAGGTGGAATTGGTTCTCAAAACTCTATTACAGGAACTTCTACTTATTACGCAAGTGGTGGTGGAGGCTCAGGTGGTAGCGGCGGCGCAGGTGGCGCAGGTGGTTCCAGTTTAGGTAATAACGCTGGAGCAACTTCTGCTGCTGGTGTTGCTGGGTCAGCCAATACAGGTTGCGGTGGTGGTGCAAGTGGGTACTCAAGCAACACTGGCAGTGCTGGCGGTTCGGGTTATGTAGTTATAGTGATTGGATAATAGGAGAAAATAATGGCTCACTTTGCAAAAATGGTAGACGGTTTTGTTCAAAACATTATCGTTGTTAACAATGAAGTAATCACCGATGAACACGGTC